GTGGTCCAGCGGGTGGTCCAGCAGGAGGTGGTGGTCCAGCGGGTGGTCCAGCGGGTGGTCCAGGAGGTGTGACGGCTACCAATTTAGGTGCATCAGGCATTTTGTCTCCTGAAGCCCCAGCCTTATATAATTGCTCAATATGTATCTTTGCAGTCTTAGCATTAACATCTTCCATATAATAAATTATTGATCCTAAAAATGATACCGGACTCTGAGATATAATTAATGGTAATAACGCATAACTTGATATGACTTCTTTTAACCACAGTTTACGATACATATATTTAGGAATTATATACCAAAAAAACAAACAGCCATAGAAAAATGATAGAATACGAGTATGAATACTATATCCTATGGCATCATTTGCAGCAACATAGCCTCCAAATAACACACATATAAAAAGTATTATAGTCCATGTCCAAAACAACACACCTCTTCCAAATTGTCCCTTTGCCCTGTTATAATTAAATTTACTATTTCTAGCAATTTCAGCATCTTCTGCTTGTTTTTGTCTAGATCTATTGCTAGCTGTAGCTCTTTGTTCTGCTCTTGCCTGTCTATTTTCTGCTACTTGTTCATCATGAGCATCTTGTTCTGCCTTTCTTTTAGAATACTTTTCAGCTTCTGGATCTGAAATCACAGAATCAATACGATATTCGATTGCATTCTTTATTTTTGTGAATAATGACCCCATCTAATCTATTTATAAATTTATAATGCGTATTTCATTCCGCCCATACCGCCTTCTATAACTAAAAAATTAATACTTTCCACATATACATAATAATCTATCGTATATGGACTATTTTCTTGTAATGGCCACATATTGATATTCAATTGAAAATTTCTAACCCTGCTTGTATTTAATGTCCCACTTGGTTTTGTCCATCTTGTTGTATCAAGTGCGAAACTATATATACTTAACCCAGGCGGAAATATACCCGTTGCATATTTCCAGGAACTTAATTGCGTAAAAAAGGATAATGGTTTTATTTCTTGTATTTCATTACCATCGCATATAATTCTCATTTGTCGTATTATATCTTGCTGTAATCCAGCCACATTTAATCCAGAATATCCCCCACTTGGAATAGATACACTTGCCGGCACAAATGGAGCAAGTGGGTATGTCCACCAATTTGTAAAATTTGTCCAATTATTTAAATTTTTTAACATATCTGTCCGTCTAGGTAATACTATAATTCGTGGCACTGGGTTATGTGAATATATATCAAAAAACTGGTCAGAATATATATTCTCATATTTATATTTTGTAACTTGGCGAACTGTATATGTTAGAGGCTTTGTTGCGAATGTTTTACGTTCCGTGTCAGTTAAATATATATATGTTGCCTGTAGACGTGGATTTAATGGCCATGTATTTAAACTAGGTACCTCATACGCAACATCAGTTAAAAATTCATTTATATACATGCCCGACTCATTATTGCTAACACAGCGTATAGCACCCCTTTGTAATTCAGCAACACTAGCTATAACTTTATTTTCTGGACGAACTCTATAGCCGGATGGATCCAAAATCGTATATAAATCCTGTATAGGGTTCAATGTTAGTTGTATTTCACATTCATGATATTGAAGTGCTATTAGGGGTAATGCTAGGGATGGCGACTGTGTAAACCAAAATGAAAGTGGCAATGTTATATCTCTGCCTGGAATAGAAGGAAAGTTATTTTGATTTGCCGTAGGTTGTAAAGTATTTATATCTAAATTTGGATATACAGCTGGATATCTTCCCGATGTTCTAGAAATTGGATTTCCTCCCACCGCGCCGGAATATTTACCATTTGCCGGATCATATAATTCTGGGACATCTCCAACCAATTCTTGCCATTTATTATACTGTGTTTCATCTTGATCAGTAAAGGCCGTAGAAATCAAATAATCACTGTCAAACTGTTGAACTAAGCTACCTCCAATTATAAATGATGCTTCTCTAATAATTCTGGCACCTATATAACGAACCCACTGAAAGTTATATTGAGATCTACTATATCTTGGTCCAGATAGACTTGAATCGAAATATTTACTATATATATCTGGTAATGTAAATGTAAAATATAGTTCTGATAATAAATCACCAATCTTTTTAAATTTTGCCCTCAATTGAATTGGTTGACTAAATGAAAGTTCAGAAGGGCCCTCAAGAGGAAGTGTAACCGACTCAAATGCAAAATGGCTATGTTTTCTTAATACTGTATAAAAATAAGTAAAATCGGGGTTACCACTTAGAATTACATTCTGAGAACCATATGCTACTAAAATATATAAACCACCACCTGTCATGACAACTCTTCTTGTTATATGGAAACAAGAAGAGTTGGACTTATTAACGAATACATTTAGGTTCCAGTTGTCTTTGCCCACCAGGTATCAGCCAAATAAGGGGATATCGCCATATTTTGCCCTCCTTCTATTGTCTTAGATGGTGCCATGTTCATCAAATATTGTATTTCTGTATAAGTAAGTGCGTAACCAAAATAATATGCACGACTTAACATACCAGTTGCAGATCCATCAAATATTCTACTAGCGGCACTAGTTAAATCAGGATCTGACTGTAAAGATGCCACTTGTGCCTTATTTAATGTTAATTTCCTAGAATTAAATGCGTATACATTGCCGTAATTTTGATATGGTGGGGAGGCATTATTTCCACTAGAATTTAATGTCATCTGGTATTTTATATTTCCATTTATATATATGTAAATTTTATTGCCCTTACATGTAATCGCTAAGTGAAACCATTTATCCATGGGTATATTCTGTATATCACAATAGTTGTTCCACGTATTAAATGAATTCATAAATATACGTAGTGTATTAGAATCACCTTTCACAAAAATACCAGGTCCCATCAATGGATAAGCACGATTATAACCCTTGTGGAATATATGATATAAGTTCGCATTACCCTTAAATGTAGAACTATTAATATATATAAACATAGAATAACTAAACTCTACGCCGGAGCGCTGATTATCGGAAAAATAAATAGTTTTTGCATCTGGATTTTGAGGATTCTGAATAATAGTGTGTGTCCTGGAACCAGATACAATTGTATTTTCAAATAACTCTACTCTATTCTTCCACATAGCACTAAATGATTTATAAGTAGACTCTGATACTGTTATCACCACATACAATAATACAACAAGTAATAATCCAGTTACTACCTGCGATATTACGTCGGATCCCATAAATGGTAAACTTAAGCCAGTCTGTGTATCAGCCATATTATCTATCTATTATATGAAAAATAGTAAATATATACATTTTTCATATAATTATATTGGTAAATTTAACTACTGATTACCTGTGCTAAAGACAGTTGTTCCATTGCTTGAAAGCGTTACATCATATGATAATGGATTTAGGCTACTTAGTGAAAATCCTGTGAATGGCCCTTTCTGGTAATGAGAGTATACTATATCCGGAGAATATGCAAAATTCGCAGCCCTTATTGATCCAATAAATCCACTAAATGCATCTGGCCCACCAAGCTTTATTGTCGGAGTGTTTCCATCGGCATTGAATGTTGTAGTGTAGACACAACTGCGCGCTAACTTTCCATCCATGTAAACATCGACCGTAGTTCCCATAAGAACAACCGTAATATTTACCCATTTTTGTAAATCAACAGATTCTATATCGCACTTTTCCATGTCAGCATCTCTATATGGTGTCATAGAACCAGGTGCAACCTTGGCCATTTCAGTCGACGTAAGTCTTGGTGGATTCGTTGCGTCGGATGTGCTTATCCTCACACCAAGTTTATTCGTAGTCTTACCTAGGAATAATACAAGGGTTTGAAAGGATCCGCCGCCGGACAATGTTAAGAATGGTTTATTTTTTGTAGTTGACCAGCCATTTACATAGACCCATGTGTTAATTGAGTATTCTCCGCCGGGATATATTTGAGGAACACCTGTGGTAATGGTGGTGGGGGTATCATTATTTGAAGGCATACCATTTGTATTTGATGAAGCAGAGTAAACCACAATATCCTTCTGTGCCCAACTATCTCCATACAAAAACTTGTATACATAATATAATACAAGTATTAACAGGATATACATCAATACTCTGAAAACAATTGAAGAAGTTTCCATTATCGTTCTATTATAAATAATATATTATGCATAAGGCGCTGTCCATTGTTGCAGGGGGCTTATATTTTTTAAATTTGCACAATTTCCAAAGAAACACCAAACTCCAGCTGACATATCAGGCATAAACATTGCGAATAGATTATAAGATAAATATGGTTTTCCGGAAGTATCTACTGTCTCGGAAACAGTTTCCCGAATTTCATTCGGGGGCATTGCATAGGATGCTATACTCATTAATGCGATTTCTCCAGTTAGGCGGGCATCTCCTACAGTAATTCCCTGTGTCGATTCATATGCCGGCATTGCGAGACACATATGCGACACTGTTAATTTTCCATTTAGATAAATGTTGAATTTACGACCGTCCTTTACGATTGCAACCGCCGTCCAGCGCTGTAAGGGAAAATGTGGAATATCTATAATTTCTGGTAAATTGTGGCCATTCACATGAACAACAAGTTGTGCGGGTGACAACATTTGATCTCTTCCAGCATCGGGTGCAACTAAAATTCGAAATATTTGCTTACTTCCTATCTTTACAACGTCTGCGTATTCATTTCCAGAAACACCAGTTCTATCCATCACAACTGGGTTTATATAAAATAATAGAGTTGATCCGGAAGTAGAAGTCCACGGTAAACGTAATTCTTCGCCCGTAATCACTTGTGATCTTTCGGAAAGAGGTATTTTTTCTTTGCCAATGCGGTTTAATGGATTTGGAAGAATATATTTAGCCAGTAATAAATATATTAAGTAACACGCTATTGCGATAAGTATGATTATAACAAACGTGTTCATCTAACATCGCATGTTAAAATCTTCATAATGATGGTGTAATTAATTGGGACAAGATTCGTTTTTTGTTATAACCGGATTAAATGTGTCCTTTGCAGTTAAATCGCTCATCCGTCCATACATTTCAGTCGGAGGAACCGAATAACCAAAGGCTCGTATTTTTAAGACTTTTATACCTGCTGATATTACTGTTTGGGGATTCGTTTTAATTATATTTGATGTAGCAAATATAACAGAGCCTGTGCTAGGAGGTATTGGATCATTCTTTAATTTCCTGCTCATGACTAAACGCCCATTCAAATATCCATCTAATGAAAATGGTGTTACAACAGTCCCTATACGAAACGGCACGCGTATAGGGACATTATCAATAACCGCGGTTTCCTGTAAACCAGCACTATTAAATACACTTATATATACTGTATTCTTAGTATTATCTAATCCAACTCTTAGTGTCGGACTATTCACATCAGTTCCCATTACAAAAAATATACGCTGATCTGGAAGATTGCTATATTCATTTTCTATGAACACGTCCATGGTTAAACTGTATGTAGGCTGTCCTTCAATTACAGTAATTTGGGGTGGTGATTTAGGGGCAGGTGTTCCTATTGATACTGGGGGGGTGGGTGCTATGCCAATATACACATTTGAAACCTCCTTAAGGTCTGTCCAAACAACCTGTGACATATCAGTGCCGGGTATAGGTATATACCCATCTCCACCCGGACTTCTCTGAAAAATAGGCGTTACCCACTGGTCTATACCTAACAATAGTATGAATATCAATAAAATCCCAACCATAAAATACATGATAATTCTAACAAATCCAGATGACTCGACTTGTTCGACACCTGCTTTTGTTACGATATTTGTAGCCTTATTACCGCTTGATATTACATCTGTTACCTTCGTTGGAAGTTTTAGTGATTTACCAAGTGCTTCTACTGATTTTAATGCGTTTGCGATTCTGCTAGAACGCGCAGGATCCATATCTAACTTATTCTACATTTTCACGAGGCTTTTTTAATGTGCGCCTTCTCGGATTATATCCAATGCGCTTGTAATATGGCAAAGATTCCTTGGGCTTACAGTGAGCCAATTTCTCACGTAAATAACATACGAAAGAAATACGACTATATAATTTGTCCACACCCTGTGTCCCTGTTTCCTTGTTATTTATGTAGACTTCTGGAATAGAGGAATTGTATTTTTTATCCGATTCATCTTCTTTTAATTCCGTATTACAATGCCATTCATGAACATCCATTGCCAGGAAATCCGCGGTTCTTAAATTTACACCAATCTTATACCGAGGGAATATGGTAAACCCCCCTTTATAGTGACCCCGTTCTATTACAGATAAGTTGCCAAATCCAGCCTTCAAGTCCCCTGCGTCCATGTGGAGCCCTGTGCGAAAATTGCGATTCATTGTAACAGAGGAAAAGGCGGTATTTGCAATCTGATATGAGGGGTTTGATTTGGCCCGTTTTAACTGTATAGAATGTCTATCGGGAACAAGGTCCTTGAATAATTGGTCAATTGCCTCTATATATGGTATACCCGCCTGATATTCTTTGAAATATTTTTGCGTATAAGATGTCAGACGACATGGCAATTTCATAAAGGGAGTCTCTTCAAAAAATCCAATCACACTGCTGAATACATTATTGTTTACGCGCATTTTGCTTCGCTTACCTTTTTCAAAATATTGTGCAGACCATCCTCTGATCGATTTCTTATCGAGTTTGCGCCTAGTCCAGTATTTCGATTTCACGTCGATTGGCCCCGCAGCAGCACCACGATTTCTAGATGGGGCGGCGGCGTTGTAGAAATTTTTCCACGCCAGTTTCACCATGTCGTGAGGAATCACATTTTTCCGAAGACGAGCAAGTAGTTTTTTACCACCGGGGGCTTCTGGATCTTTAGCATATATGTCGACATCTTCATCATAAATATTATCTGCGTCTTTTTCTGTGAAATAGGTTCCCTCACGAGCCTTAATCTCATCATTCGACATCTTAGGTTCCAGGATAACCTGCTTCACACCAGATATCTTTGGTTTTCTAGCAGGTTCTTTTGGTATTTGTAATCCTTGAAATAATTCCTCGTCTGAGACGGGCATTCTACTTACAGATATTTAATTATCCCTGTCTTGGCCAATTAAACCACATAACACCACCGATTACAGCGGAAACGGCAAGTCCAGCCATAATTCCCTTAAATATCGCCTGTTGATCTGCCTCCATGAAATCCTCTGGTCTGACAACCGGCGACTTACCCCTCGCACCAAGTCGCGTGTAATACTGTATTACTTCCGTCTCGGTGTATTTACGTTTTCCAAGCATTTCGTTTACATCATTGTGAAGATCGACAGTCCAGCGGAATAAGTCGGCTCGCGAATCCAAGGATGCAGTTATGGGTAATTTACCCAAGTGTGATACATAGTGCTGACGGCAAATTGGACACGGTATGATTGTCTGTAGTGACTCAATAAAATCTCGCATTGCCTTTTTATCGTTGTATGCTGGTTGTTGAGGGTAACCTAAAGCAGCAATATGAATCGTATGCCAAAAAAACGGCCCCCATACTTCCGGAGGAACATGCATTGTATCTACTAATTATAAATATCATATACGGCACCTAAGACGCGTTAACATGTACCTCATAAGATATTGTAGGTCATGTCATTTTATCAAAAAAAAAATACAACATATCCCTGTTGTAATTGCGGTAAACCCGGGCACATATTTCGATATTGTAGTGAACCTGTATCTAGCTACGGTGCTCTCATATTTAGACGTGTAAACAAAGACGATCTATTACCAATACTGCCAAATATCTCTAATACCGATGAAAATGGCATTCTCCAATTGCTTATGATACAGCGAAAAAATACCCTTGGATTTATGGATAT